AAAAACCTGAATTTGTTTTTGCCTATCCTTATCCATGTATTTTAATTCATCGGCTCTATCTTTTTCCATTTTTGCTTTGGTTGCTTCAACTTCAGACCAAGCAGTTTTACCATATTTTTTAATGGCTTCCAGTTTCAATTCGTTCACTTTTTGTTGGTGAGCTTTTTCTTTTTGATATTTTTCGTAGGCTCTAAACTCTGCCATTGTGGCTAAGTAATCTTGTTCGGCTTTGGCCTTCATTCTGTTGATATGTTGTTGATGAACAGCCTTTTCCATATCGGCTTGTTGATCCACAACCACAGAGCTTAATTGTTTGCTCACTCCCTGAGCGGCTTTTAGAGTATTAACGGCACCTTGGGCGCCGGCAACAATAGGGTCGGACATGTGATTTCTCTTAATTGTGTTATAGGAGGATAATAAAGAATACCAAATGTCGGATTGACAAGGTCTTGAGAATAACGTATAATCAAATCAACTACATACTTATTTATAACGTGGAGATAACCAAATGAAGATATTAGCTATGAAACTTATTACCGGAGAAGAAATTCTTGGTGAAATTGAATCCGAATCGGAAACTGAATTTGTGATTGAAAATCCAGTTGGTATTGCCATTGTGCGTGATCCTAAGACTGGTCAACCCAATGTTGGTTTTACACCTTTTCCATTACATGCCGAACAAAAGAAAGGATCTACGCTTGCCATCACTAAGAAGAATGTAGTATACTCCTATGTTCCGGCAGAAGATTTTGTTAATAATTATAACAGCATCTTTGGTGCCGGTATTGTGATATCAAAACAACAAATCATCACGGGTTAATTTGAGTAATTTCTATACAAACATACAATGTTTCGGTAATAACATATTATATCGAGGCATTCAAAATGGTAAGAGAGTGAAGGATAAAATCAATTATTCTCCTTCACTTTTTATACCTTCTAAAAAAATAACAAACCACACCTCACTCGATGGTGATTATCTTGATGAAAAAAAGTTTGCTTCTGTTAAAGCAGCAAGAGATTACATTAAACAATTTGAAGGTGTATCTAATGCACCTAAAATTTGTGGCCAAACTCGATTTGAATATGCCTTTATTGCTGACCAGCACAATGGTATGGTCGACTATGATTACGAAAAAGTATCTGTTGCCGTAATCGATATCGAAGTTGGTTCAGAGAATGGTTTTCCTGATCCATATCAAGCAAACGAACCAATCACAGCAATCTGTTTAAAATTTACTAAGAGCAAACCAATTGTATTTGGGTGTGGTGAATATCAAGTTCAAGAAGGTGAAATCTATATTCATTGCAAAGATGAATACAATCTCTGTAAGAAATTTCTAGAGTTTTGGAAAGACAAATATCCAGACATCATAACCGGTTGGAACACCAAGTTCTTTGATATACCATATCTCGTTAATCGTTTTCGTAAGATTCTAGGTGAAGAAGAAGCCAAAAAACTATCACCATGGAATTACATTACAGAACGCAAAGCATATGTGAACAATCGACAGTTAATTGATTATACACTTGTTGGAGTATCTTCACTTGATTATATCGAACTATACAAATGGTACGCACCTGGCGGTAAGTCACAAGAATCATATCGTTTGGATAATATTGCACAAGTAGAACTTGGTGAAGGTAAGTTAGATTATGATGAGTATGATAACCTTAATGCTCTGTATCGTTTAAATTTTCAGAAGTTTATTGAGTATAACATTAAAGACGTTGAACTCATTATTAAACTTGAAGATAAGTTGAAACTGGTTGAATTGGCCGTAACTCTTGCCTATGACACCAAATCAAACTTTGAAGATGTGTTTGCACAAACTCGTATGTGGGATTCTCTAACATATTCTTATTTGTTTGAGAAAGGTATTATTGTACCACCAAGAATAGTTAAAGATAAAGATTCGGCATTTGAAGGTGCCTATGTTAAAGATCCACAAGTTGGTTCACATGATTGGGTTGCTTCATTCGACTTGAACTCTCTTTATCCACATTTGATGATGCAGTATAATATCTCACCAGAAACACTAATTGAGCCACAAAATTATACAGAAGAAATGCGTGAGATTATTTCACAAGGTGTTTCTGTTGATAAACTTCTAAAGAAAGAGGTGAATATATCTAAATTAAAAGATGCAACACTAACACCTAATGGACAATTCTTTCGTACCGATATTCAAGGTTTCTTGCCAAAGATGATGGAAGAAATGTATACAGATAGAAAGAAATTTAAGAAGCTAATGCTTCAAGCAAAACAGGAGTATGAAAATGAAACGGATGATTTCAAAAAATACGCAATTGAAAAACGAATTGCCAAATACAATAACATTCAGTTGGCCAAAAAGGTCTCTCTTAACTCTGCTTATGGTGCTTTGGGTTCTCAGTATTTCCGTTTCTACGATTTGCGGATGGCTCTTGGCGTCACTACTGCTGGCCAATTAAGCATTCGTTGGATTGAAAATAAACTAAACCAATACATGAACAAATTGTTGGATACTAAAAATGATGACTACGTTATTGCAAGCGATACTGATTCGATTTATTTACGTCTTGGAGGCCTCGTTACAAAGGTCTATGGTGATAGAAATGTTGATACAAACAACATCATTGCATTCATGGATAAAGTATGTGATGATAAAATTCAACCGTTTATTGATGTTTCCTATCAGGAACTTGCAGATTACGTTAATGCGTATTCGCAGAGAATGGAGATGAAACGAGAAGCATTGTCTAACAAAGGATTGTGGACAGCCAAGAAACGATATATTCTAAACATTTTTAATAACGAAGGTGTGTCATATAAAGAACCATACATGAAAGTGATGGGACTGGAAATGATTAAGTCCTCAACACCATCTTCAATTCGTGAGAAGATGAAACAGGCTATCAAAATAATGATGTCTGGCACAGAACAGGATATACACAATTTTATTGCCAAGTTTAAAGAAGAATTTCGTAATCTACCACCAGAAGAAATATCTTTTCCCCGTGGTCTTAATGGTTTGAATAAATATTCAGATGCAGCCACTTTATATAAATTAGGAACACCAATTCATGTTAAAGGTGCAATTTTATATAACAACTTTTTAAATCAAAATAATCTTACCAAAAAATATCCACTCATTCAAGAAGGCGAGAAGGTCAAGTTTACATACTTGAAGATGCCAAATCATTTTAAAGATACAGTCATTTCATATCCTTCACGATTACCAAAAGAATTAGGTTTGCATGATTATATCGATTATGATATGCAATTCGATAAAGCTTTCTTAGAACCAATCAAAGTCATTTTAGATTGTATGGGCTGGTCTACAGAAAAGGTAAGTACATTGGAGGACTTTTTCTCATGATTATGTTAACACTATTATCAGCATTATTACTATCAGGCATTGCAGCCTATTATTCCATTATTGGTTTAGCTGCAATCTTTACAGGCGCATTTTGGCCAATTGTTTTCATGGGCTCGGTTCTTGAAATGAGCAAATTAGTTACTGCATCATGGCTGTATCGTAATTGGAAAACCTGCCCACTTTTATTAAAATCATACTTGACATCTGCCGTAGTAGTATTAATGGTGATTACAAGCATGGGTATTTTTGGTTTTCTATCTCAAGCACACATTGATTCCACATTAGAAGCCGGTGCCAACTCAGTAGAAATAAGAACACTCAAACAGCAAGAAAAGATTGCCAATGAGCGATTAGAATATTTACTGAAACGTGCCGGCAATCCTGAAACGGCATCAGCCAATGTTGATAGACAAATTCAACAAACACAAAGAGAATTGGCTGATATCAATAAACGAAAATTACCATTATTAAAAGAAGAAAATAAACTTGTGGCAGAAGTTGGTCCTATTAAATATATTGGTGATATGATATATGGTACAGATGATACCAATGCCATTGATAAAGCAGTTCGTTTGGTAATTATGTTAATAATGGTTGTATTTGACCCCTTAGCTGTGTTATTATTAATAGCAGCAAATATGTCCATGCAACAGAGAAGTGGTAAACCAATTATCAAAGATAATACTGTTGTTGGTTTGACACCAGAAACGGAAAGATTTAAAGTACATAAAAAAATTTGGAAGAAAAAGAAACAAAAAGCCAATACAGAAATAGATATTCCGGTATTTACGGAACAAGAAGAATTGGCAAATAATGTTATTAAAATTGAAAAAGAAAACATTACTGAGATTGAAGAAAAACCTGTAGAAGATATTGTAATTGATAGTGCTTCAGGTGAATCTATACCTCCAATAACAAAAAGTAAAAGAGGTTTTCCAAACAGGAAGACTAAAGAATTAACACCTAAGTATGATTATGAAGATGAGTTTGCGTTTCGTGAAAAGGAAAAGAAATGAGTATACTTGATAAAATTAAAAAGAATAGTTCGATTAAAGAATCCGCTATTCTCTCAAAATCAAAATTCTTCACACAGAAGGATATGATACCAACATCGGTGCCAATTATTAATGTGGCATTGAGTGGTCGTTTGGATGGTGGTCTAACCCCAGGTCTTACAATGTGGGCCGGCCCATCAAAACATTTTAAAACTGCCTTTAGCTTATTAATGGCAAAATCTTATTTGGACAAATATAATGATGCAGCGTTACTATTCTATGATTCTGAGTTTGGTACTCCTCAGTCTTATTTTGACAGCTTTGGTATTGATACCGACCGAGTTCTTCATACACCTCTTACTGATATTGAACAATTAAAATTTGATATCATGCAACAGTTAACCAATCTCGAAAGAGGTGATAGATTAATTATTGTTATCGATTCAATTGGTAATCTGGCTTCAAAGAAAGAAGTTGAAGATGCTTTAGAGGGCAAGTCAGTTGCTGATATGTCCCGTGCCAAACAAGTTAAGAGTTTATTCCGTATGGTCACACCACACCTTACAATGAAAGATGTTCCAATGATTGTGGTAAATCACACATACAAAGAAATTGGTATGTTCCCCAAAGATATTGTGGGTGGTGGAACCGGTTCTTACTATTCTGCCGACAACATTTTCATTATTGGCCGTCAGCAAGAAAAGGAAGGCACAGAGGTTGTTGGTTATAACTTCATAATTAACGTGGAGAAATCACGCTATGTTAAAGAAAAATCTAAAATTCCTGTTACTGTTTCTTTTGATGGCGGTGTTAGCCGGTGGTCAGGCCTACTTGATTTGGCACTTGATGCAGGCCTTGTCGTTAAACCTACTAACGGGTGGTACAGTCGAGTTGATGTTTCTACCGGTGAAATAGAACCTAAAAAATACAGAATAAAAGAAACAGATACCAAAGATTTCTGGATGCCTATTATCACCAGTAAAAAATTCCAAGATTATGTGGCAGACAAATATCAAATTGCTGCTGGTGAAATTATGCAAGGCGGTATTGATAATTTATTTGATGAAATTGTAACCATGAATGGAACAGAAGATGAGTAATGAAGATGCTAAAATTAAACATTCAAAGCGTATTCAAAAAACTCAAAATCAAATTAAGAAACAAACCAAGATTGCAAAAACACACGGTATACCAATAGATGAACCACACAAATTTGCCAAACATCATGCAATGGATTGTGGTAATCCAGAATGTGTGATGTGTGGTAATCCTAGAAAAGTATGGAAAGAAAAGACCATACAAGAAAAAAGATTCGATGAGGTGAAAGATGATTGAAGGACTGGACTATTGTTTTATCTATCCTAAAAATGATGGCACAGCTGTGCATATCAAGTTCTTAGAGGGACCATATAAAGATACCATATTCAAGTATGGTAAAGTTAAGTTTGAGGAAAAGAATGATTTGGTCTATTTACTTTTTGCGTATGATGTGTTAGAATCACCAGTTGATAAGCCAAGAAAATTGGAAAAAGATGACAAGTTTAAAAATTACATTGGTGATTTGCTTGTAGAACTAATGAGTAGTAATATTGAACAGGAAGTAATTGATGAAACTGGAAACAGCAATACTGAAGAACCTCATCTATAACGAGGAATATCTAAGAAAAGTATTACCATTTATCAGATTAGAATATTTTAGTGATAGCGTAGAAAAAACATTATTCAATGAGATTACATCATTCACAGAGGCTTACAATAACACGCCAACGATTGAAGCACTTAGTATTGCCATCAAAGAAAAGAGAAATCTTTCAGCTGATGAAGTTCAGAGATGCGAAGATTATCTATCGGAGATTGAGAAAAATAAGTCGGCAGAAACCGAGGTTCAATGGCTTGTTGACAAGACCGAAAAGTTCTGCCAAGAAAAAGCCATCTACAATGCAGTATTGGGGTCTATTTCAATTCTCGATGGTAAGGATAAAAATCACGACAAAGGTCAGATTCCCAAGATATTATCAGACGCCTTGGCCGTTTCGTTTGACAACTCCGTAGGACATGATTATTTACAGGACTCAGATGCTCGATATGAATTCTATCACAGAAAAGAAGAAAGAATCCCCTTTGACCTCGACTACTTCAACAAAATCACCAAAGGTGGTCTTCCAGCTAAAACACTTAATATTGCTTTGGCGGGGACTGGTGTTGGTAAATCTCTTTTTATGTGTCATGTGGCTGCTTCGTGCATGGTTCAGGGTAAAAATGTACTTTACATCACTTTGGAAATGAGTGAAGAAAAGATTGCAGAACGAATTGATGCCAATTTATTGAATGTAACAATTGATGATTTGATGGAGTTACCAAAGGACATATATGATAAAAAGGTTACCAGAGTCCGTGAGAAAACAACTGGCAAACTTATTATCAAAGAATATCCAACTGCCTCAGCATCAACTATTCACTTTAGGACACTATTAAATGAACTTAATCTCAAGAGGTCTTTTGTACCTGATATTATATTCGTTGACTATCTCAATATTTGTTGTTCTGCTCGTATTAAGGCTGGTGCGAATATTAATTCCTACACCTACGTTAAAGCAATTGCAGAAGAACTACGTGGCCTTGCTGTTGAGTATAATGTTCCTATTGTATCTGCTACACAAACTACCCGTTCGGGATTTACTTCCAGTGATCCGGGTCTTGAGGATACGAGCGAATCGTTCGGACTTCCCGCCACCGCAGATTTGATGTTTGCTCTTATTTCTTCTGAAGAACTAGAAGAACTTGGCCAGATTATGGTAAAACAATTGAAGAATCGATATAATGATCCTACATTGTATAAACGATTTACACTTGGTGTCGATAGAGCCAAAATGAAACTCTATGATGTTGAACAGGCTGCACAACATGGATTGGCTGATGCTGGTCACGATAAACCTTTGAACACATTTGGTACTCGTGAACAACAGCCTAAAAAGAAATTTGAAAATTTTAAAATATGATATTAACTAGAGACCAAGCACTTCATTGTGCCAAAGTGTTTGATGATTACTTTAGTACAATTGGAAGCACCGAAGAATACATGCGTGATGAGAAACTGAAGAATGTGGCTGATATGCCATCTTCTTTATTTCCTATTGAAGATGATTTGTTCTCCGATTTCTCTATGCATCCAAAAGATATGGGTATTGAGG